TACAGGGCTGAGGCCCGCAAGCTCAAAGGGGGTGGAAATTGACAAAACCCCGCATCAATATCGCCGACGCCGTGGCCGACTGCGCCCCGCCACCGCCACCGTGTTTCCATAACGGCCACATCTGGCGGGAATACCTCACCACCGCCGCCGAGTACCGCGCCAGCCGTGGCTCTCACTACAAGCGGCCATCCCGAATGGTTTTCACCATCGCGCCGGACGGTCAGCCCACCTACAACCCGGGCTTTGATTTCTGCCAAGACTGCTCACAAGAGCGATCCGCCCAAGCCGAAACGCAGGGCCGGTGCCACCCAGATCACTTCCGCCAAGTCGCAACCACAACCACGGGGGAGTCATGACAAAGGTCCACGCACTTGATCAAGCCATCGCCCAAACACTGGCCGCCACCGGTCAACGACTCACCGAGCGAGAGATAGAAACCGCCGCCCAGGTGCTGCAAGCTGCCCGAAGGGCCAAGATCAAGGTCCGGGCGCGCATCCGGCTTTTGGCCTCAATGGGCCGGATTCAGTGGGACCAGGCCCACCAGCGGCCACGGTTTTGGGTGTGACTTTCCGACGAACGGTAGATTGTGGGTTTACATGCTTTTAAAAGCGTGTGCAATAGAGCGCATCGCAACACACACCGGAGAGCAGACATGGCAGCACCACTTACAAAATTGAAGGCTGGAAATTACAAGGGCACCAAAGGAGTCGTTCGAAACGTTGTTGGATCAGGCGGTGCGCCGCACACACAAAGTCGATTCGCAAGGTGGCTTATTGAGTACAACAACGGCCGAACACAGCTGGTTGGCACGTTGCATCAAGCGCGCGAGCTGATTGCATGACCCCACCCCGCCCACCCATCTGGCCCTTCCCGCCCCCGGGCGGGCCAATCCCCTGGACTGCCGCGCAAAAACGCGCCTATGCAGCCCAGCAGCGCCAACAACTGCCGGATGCCCCGCTATGACCGCCGACCAATTCGCCGCCCTGGCCAAGCTCCTACGCCTACGCGCCAGTTAAAGCACAAAGACCCCGACCACCAACCAAACCGGCCCAGGCCGGTTTTTTTCCGCCCATGGCTTGACTCCGAGCGGGCTGATCTTGTAATGGCAACGCGAGCGCATCAGGGCACTCGCAGTTGTCTCCAATTTCCCCGTGGGCCGCAAACCCACGGGGCTTTTTGCACAAGGTCGAGCCCCAATGTCCGCGAAGCGCAAGAGCGCCACTCACCAGCCAAAAAGATGCCCACCAGTCCCGCCGCGCACATGGGATCAGGGTGTTTTTCTGAGCTCGACATACGTGATGACCGCCGAAGAACTTGAGGGCGCCATCTGTGCATCACTATGGGATCACTACGTTTACGGTCTGTGCCTAGATAACGGTGCAGTTTTCTACGTAGGAAAAGGCGTGGGCAGCCGCGCCCTTGATCATGCCAGAGAGGCCGCCAGCGGAGAGGACTCGGAAAAGGCTGCATACATCCGCTACATCGGCGACCGTTTGCGGTACACGCTTTTCTTGCAGTGCTCGGATGACATTTTTGCCAAGGGGTATGAGGCCTATCTCATCCGAGGACACCATGACGTTTTGACAAACGTTGTGGTGCCATCTGTGGCTGTCATTGAAAAGATGCTTGAGCCCATCGATCCAATGGAGCGGGCCAGAGAAGAGCTGGCGGCAGTTGATCGCTACATCGAGCGCGGCATGGAGGAATGCCGCCGCGCCTTGCTTCGGGTTATCGCAGGTTGCCCTCCCGTCATCAGATCCATCACAGATGAAGAGCTGGCGTGGGCTACCGGCATCGAGGATGGGGCGCAAGCGCGGATCGCAATTCTTGAGCGACTGACGGAGGCAGAGCATGGCCGCCAGTAAAAAGGTCGATTACGACCGCATTGAGGCGGGCTGGCGCGCTGGTATTCTGAGCCCCCGCCAGCTAGCCGCGCAGTACACCGAGGACACTGGCCAGCCGGTAACGCATGCCGCCATCATCAACCACTTCAAGAAGATTGGCATCGAGCGTGACCTAGCGGCAAAGATCCGAGCCAAAGCCGATGCGATGGTTACGCAGGCAATGGTTACGGGAAAGGTTACGAAAGAACCCGTAATCCCAGAAAAGCAGATTATTGAGGACGGCGCCACCCAGATTGCGGCCATCCGACTAAGCCACCGAAAGGATATTGCGCGGGCGAGAGGTGTGGCCACCAGTCTGCTCATCGAGCTGGAGCAACAGACGGGGCCAGACGCAGCAAACCTCCTCGCGGATCTGGGCGAGATGATGCGCAAGCCTGATGAGCGCGGACAAGACAAGCTCAACGAGGTCTACCAAAAAGTGGTGAGCCTGCCTGGTCGCGTCAAGACCATGAAAGACCTGGGCGAATCCATGAGGGTGCTCATTGGGCTTGAGCGCGAAGCGTTCGGCATATCCGGCGATGCCGGCGAAGACCCTGCATTGAGTGGCCAGCGCAAGAAGCGCGTGCTGCTGGAGTTTGTGGACGCCGAGGTCAAGTCGCAATGATGGCCGAAGCCGACCAAGCGCAGGAAATCCGGGCCGAGTTCCCGGCCAAGCTGCGCCCGCTTTTTTCACCCAAGCGGTACAAGGTCATGCATGGAGGTCGAGGTGGCGGCAAGTCTTGGGCCGTGGCCCGCGCGCTGCTGCTCATGGCTGCTGATCGGACCTTGCGCATTCTGTGCGCCCGCGAGGTGCAGAAGTCCATGAAGGAGTCGGTTCACCGACTGCTGAAGGACCAGATCGTTTCCTTGGGCCTAGAGGCTGAGTTCGAGGTGCTGGAGACTGAGATTCGGGGTTACAACGGCTCCGTTTTCCTGTTCACCGGACTGCAAAGCCACACCGTTGACTCCATCAAGTCCTATGAGGGCGTTGATGTGGTGTGGATCGAAGAAGCCCACGGCGTCAGTAAAAAGAGCTGGGACACGCTGATACCAACGATCCGCAAAGAAGGGTCGGAAATCTGGCTGACGCTGAACCCTGACATGGACACCGATGAGACGTGGACGCGCTTTTGCGCCACTCCATCGGATGACACCTGGGTCTGCGCGATTAACTGGCGCGATAACCCATGGTTTCCCGAGGTGCTGGCCGCAGAGCGCGAGAAGGCCGAGCGCACGATGCCGGCCGACGAGTACGCCAACATCTGGGAAGGCAAGGCCAAGCGTGTGGCAGCCGGCGCGATCTACCGCCACGAGATTGAGGCGCTGTTCGCCGATGGTCGTGTGTGCCCTGTGCCATATGACCCTGTTTTGCCGGTGCACACGGTCTGGGATTTGGGCTGGAACGACGCCATGACCATCATCATGGTGCAGCGCACGCCGACCACGGTGAACATCATCGACTACATCGAGGACAGCAACCGAACCTATGCGTGGTATGTGGCTCAACTGGAAAAGCGCGCATACCGCTGGGGCGCCGACTACCTGCCGCACGATGGCGCAGCTGCAAACCCGCAAACGGGTATTTCCAGCATCCAGACGCTCAAGAACCTGGGCCGCAACGTGGCCGACCCGCTACCCGCCATCGATGTGGAAGAGGGCATCAAGCAGGCGCGCATGGTGTTTCCGAAGTGCTACTTCGACAAGAACAAAGCCGCACGTCTGCTGGAGTGCTTGAAGCGGTACCGCCGCAGCATCAACCAGCGCACCAACGAGCCCACCGGCCCGCTTCATGACGAGTACAGCCACGGCGCCGATGCATTCCGCTACCTGGGCATGGCTGTTCCGCTGATGCGCAACGCCACCGACTCACTCAGCAATTTCGCCGGCCGCGAGCGGTTTGGCTGGAGATAACCCCCATGCGAAAAACAGAAATCCTCAACTCTGCAGGGCAATGCCTGCTCGAATGGAACGGCGCCGATTCGTGGAAGTCGTTTCAGCAAGGCGGCTTTGTCGCGTCACTGGAGTGGGCGGTTCTGCCGGGCAGCGCCAAGGCCCAGCGGGTTTGCATCATCGGCAGGCCGCGCGAAGGCATCGTGCTCAACGCCCACGCCGGCACCGTGCAGAGTGAGTATCAGCCGCGCTGCTACCGCGAAGCCGACCGGCCTTTCATCCTGCAGTTCGACAAAGACAACAACCCGACCGGCAGTTGCACCCGCGATTTCATCTGGGACGCCACGCAGTCGGTGCAGCTCATGGGCTACACAGCCGACGACCGCACAGCCGTCAAGAACTACATTGACCTGGTGTTGCGGGCAATGATCGAAATGGTCTACCAGCCAGCGGCCAAGCCCGAGGTGCGCAAAAAGATCGTCACTGGGGGCAAAGACACGTTCGAGGTCACCGCCACCCGTGGCAATCAGACCGTGGAGGCGCTGGTATGACGACAGCCGCCCAATCCGAGCGCCATGGGCGCCTGAAAAACATGTACCTGGAGGAGCTGGACCGCCAGCACCTCAACCGGCAGGAGCGCATGAAGTGGGTGCGCTACTACAACAACGACCAATTCACGCTGGAGCGCCGCAGGAAACTCGAAAGCGTGGGCCTGTCACCGGCCACCAACAACATGGTGCGCCCGATCATCGAGTACCTCAAGGGCACCGAGCGCCGGGGTCGTGTCGATTTCACCGTGGCGCCACGCAAGGACAGCAAGGAAGCCCGCGAAAGCGCGCAGGCTAAGCAAGAGCTGATGAAGTGGCTCGACTACACCAATCAAACGGGTTTCGAGCGCAGTCTGGCCACCGATCAGGCATTCATCACCGGCCTGGGCTGGCTTGAAGTGGCCACCCGACAGGACAGGAGCGGGCCCAAGGTGGTGTCGATGGCCGAGGACTGGCGCAACATGCTCCACGATTCGCGCGGCATCACCATGGATGGCGACGACTGGCGCTACCTTTTTCGCACCAAGGTCATTGATCTGGACGTGGCCAAGGCCATTTTCCCGAACAAGGCCGCCGAGCTGGAGAAAGTGGCGCAGAAGGGCGCAGGCGCTCATTTGTTGGGTGACTGGAGCGGCACCAGTGCGATTCTGGGCGGCAACGACACCGCATCAAGCGAAGCATCGACCTATTTTGTGGGCACCGATCTGTACTCGACCCGCGACCGGGTGATGCTGGTGGAGTGCTGGACCCGCGATCCGGTCAAACGCACGGACAAGCACGTTGGTGGGTTGGTGGACCCGGTTTCATGGGAGATCAACTGCACGATCATCACGGCCGACGACATTCTGGTTGAGAGCAAATCGCCGTACAAGCACGGCAAATTCCCATTTGTGCCGGTCTGGTGCTATCGCGACATTGACTCCGGCCTGCCCTACTCGCCGATCCGCGATCTGGTGGACGTTCAAGACTCGCTCAATTCGCACCTGATGCGCGCGAAGTTCCTGAGCCACGTCAATCAGATATGGATTGAGGCCGGCGCCATTGGTGACGTGATGACGCTGGAGCAGATCGAGAAGGAAATGCGCGACCCCATGGGTAGCGCCATCTTCGCCGATGGTGCGATTGCCAACGGCAGGGTCAAGAAGACCGAGCACGGCGGCGACGTGCAGAAGATGATGATGTTGGCCCAGGCCGACATGGACACCATGCACCGCATGTCTGGCGTCACGCCCGAGAACCGCGAAACCCAAGCCGACAGCCTGAGCGGCAAGAGCCGAGCGCTCAAAGCAGAGCAGGGCGCCATTCTCACCACAGCCATCTTCGACAACCTGTTGCGCGCCCGTGGGCTTGAGGGTGTGCTGACGCTGGCCACCGCCGAGCAGTACATGCTTCATGAACTGGCGGTACCGGTGAGCGGCAAAGGCCCAGCCCGCAAGTTCAGCACGCTCAACCAGTGGGACGCCGAGCAAGGCCGCTTTGTCAACGACATGGCCGCCGACGAAAGCGAGTTTCAGGTGGGTGAGCAGGCTTGGAAACAGTTTCACGCCGAGGCCATGTACGACTCGCTCATGCAGGTGTTGGGCCAGCTCGCAGGCTCCGCACCTCAAGTGGTGGTGGCTTTGCTGGACGTGGTGTTTGAAATGCACCCGACCCTGCCCAACAAGGAAAAGGTGCTGCAGCGTGTGCGCGGCGCCACCGGCATGCGAGACGAGGACACCGAACTCACCCCAGAACAGCAAGCCGCCATGCAGCAACAGCAGCAAGTGGCTCAAGCGCAGTTCCAAGCCCAAATGGCACAGCTGCAGGCCACGATCCGCGAAGCTGAGGCCAAGGGCGAGAAGCTGGAAGCCGAGGCCATGGCCAAGCGCTTGGAAAGCCTGTACATGGCCGCCCAAGCCGCCCAAGTATTGGCTGCAAATCCCGATATTGCAAGGGCAGCCGACGAGCTGGCCAAGGCATCCGGATTCAAAGACATCGGCAGCATGGCCGGGTTGATCGACCCAGCCGCAGCGCCACAAGAGCAAACCATGGGCCAACCCGTGGAACAGGCCCAGCCATTGCCCGAACTGCAGCAGGCAGACGGCGCGATGGCGGGCATTGAGACTGCCGCCGCTGATGGCGTGCAGACCGTTTGATCACCACCAGGAGAACCACCATGGCAACCAAAAAACTCGGGGCCGCAGCCTCTGAAATCGAATGGCAGACCGAAGACGACTTGCGCACGCTTGTTCGCGCCAGGGAAATCGAGAAAGACCCCAAGCGCATGAAGGCGGCCCAAGAGCTGGCCAAGAAAAAGATGGTCGAAGTCGCCGCCGTGGCGTCCGATACCGACGATTGATCAACCCACCACATCGCAGGAGTGACCCAAGATGACAGAAGCAACCACCGCCGCCGAACTCGACGCCATGGCCGAGGCCGAGATTGCAGCCTTTGAGGCTGGCCAATCGACGCAGACCCAAGAGCCGGAATCGGCAGAGCAAACCACCGAGCCCACAGCCGCCGAGCAACCCGCCGCCGAGCAGCAGGCAACCGAGCAGGCGCCGGCCGGTGAGCAAGCGGGCGAGCAAAGTAACGAGAAGCCGGCCGAGACTGAGCAACCCGGCACAGCATCCGATGAGCTGGACGCCGAGGCCCTGGCCGAGATTGCCAATGGTGGTGCGCCAGCCGCCGACCCGCTGCAGTTGCTGCAATTCAAGGCCGAGGCGCCCGCCGACTTCGACGCCCAGAAAGCCGCACTGCGCACCGAGCGTGCGGCCGCACTGGGCAAGATGATGCAGGGCGAAATCAGCGCCGAGGATTACGCCGAGATCGACAACCGGGTGTCTGACCAGCTGGACGCCCTCAACGCTGCCCGCATCCGTGCCGAAACGCTGATCGAGGCCACCGGCCAAGTTCAGGCCAAGAGCCAAGCTCAGGTGATCAACGCATTGGTGGCCAGCGCCAAGCGAGACGGCATCGACTACGGCACCGACTTGGACGCCGTGGCCGAGTTTGACGCCGCATTGGCCGCCGTGCAGGCCAGCCCACGCACCGCCACGAAGTCGTTTGCTGAGCAGGCCGCAGCAGCCCACCGCATCGTGGCCCTGTCGCGCGCAGCCGACAAGCCGCAGCAAACCCAGCAACCCGCTGCCAGTGCCAAGGCGCCAGAGCGCAAGCCACCGGCTGCCCCTGTCACGCTGTCGGGCCTGCCCAATGCTGGCACCGCGACCGAGCGCACTGTTGAGCAGGTGCTCGAAGGGTTGACCGGGCCGGAGTTCGAGGCCGCATTCGATGCGCTGCCCGCAGAAAAACAACGCGCATTTCTCAAGCAGCAACAGCGATGAGCAACGAAATCGGCCACTTGACGTGCGACCTCAAGCCGGGGCAAGCCATCCATTTGGAGATTCCAAAAAAAATTTTGGAAGAACTCGCAAAAGGGCTTGACTCCGATGCAGTGCGTGTGACAGTGACGCACATAACGAAATTGGGCCGCTCCAGTCGTTTCAAGATTGAGGCGCCGCGAGTGGTCCGTATTTCCAAGCCCTGACGCTGGGCTTTAGCGTTATTGCTCGCAGGAGTGAGCGTGGAACTTCAGAGGAATATTCCATGGCCACTCCATATAGCACCCCCGTGCTTCCGACCGATCCGACCGCTCGCAAGGCTTGGGCCTTGAAGGTGGGCAAGCAGGGTCAGAACGATCAGTACTTTGCCAAGATGATGGGCAACGAAGGCACCAAAGCCGTCGGTGTCAAGCGCGATGAACTGAAGAAAGGCGCAGGCGATGAGGTCACCACCCTCATCACCGCCAAGATTCAGGGCGCTCCCCGTGTGGGCTCCGAAAGGCTCGAAGGCACCGAACAGCGCGTGGCGCAGTTCGCCACATCCATCAAGATCGGCCTGATGCGCGAAGGCGTGAACGTCGGCTCCCTGATGGACGAGCAGCGCACCGGCCAGCAGCTGGGCGAGATTGGCCGCGAAGTGCTGGCCGACTGGTACCGCGAGTACCTCGAGCAGTTCGTGCACTGCCACGTTGCCGGCACCATCGGTATCTCGGACGGCTTCACCAACGTGCGCGATGCCAACGGCAATTTCAAGAAGATCGCCAACGACCTGGTGCCCTTCGATGACGTGCACCGCATCATCGGCGGCGACGGCTCGGCCACCCAAGCCAACTTGGCCGGCACCAACAAGTTCAAGCTCGAAACCGTGATGCGTCACGTCAAGGTCAAGCTGTCCAAGCAATGGGGCGGCAAGAACAAGGCCAGCCGCATCGAAAAAGCCGCCATCGGCAACGGCAAGATGGGCTACGTGGTCTGCCTGCCTCCCGAAGTGATGGCCGACCTCAAGCATGAGCTGGGCGACAACGGCTGGGTGTCGTGGCAGCAGTCGCTGGTGCGCTTCATGGGCCCGAAGGCTGGTCCGTTCGTTGAAGGCGGCGGCGGCATCTATGACGGCCAGTTCGTCATGGACGAGACCCCCTACGGCACCTACATCAGCGGTTTTGGCTCCGGTGGTTCTGTGGTTGCAGCTCGCTCTCTGGTGCTGGGCGCTGGCGCGTTTGCCTTCGCTCAGGGCCGCAAGGGCTTGAAGGACAACATGGCCATCGAGCTGGACGAAGACACCAACGACCGTGGCCACGAGCGCGTGATCCACATGAAGGCGGTCTTCGACGTGCAGGCCGTGAAATACAACGACATGCGCCATGCGTCGATTGCCATCGACACCGCATTCACCCCATCGGCTGACGGCCAGTACTGATAAGGAGCACAGACATGCCTCTGTTTCAAAACCGCAATGCCGCATTCGGCAAAGTCAAAACCCTGATGGGCGGAACCAATGCCTGCATCATCGTCGAAGATTTCACCGTGCCTGCGGGCGTGGTAGTCAACGACGTGGTGGAGCTGGGCGCCATCCCGCACGCATCGCGCGTCATTGACGTGCATGTGTTCCAAGATGGCGTGGGTGCCGGCTGCACCGCCGATGTGGGCCTGTTGAGCGGCAACTACGGCGAAGCGCTGAACACCCGCACCTGCGGCAACGAGTTCTACGCAGCCCTGGCGATTGCCACCGCTGGCAAGGCTGCAGCCCCTACCAAGAACCTGGCCGCCGTTGCCCCCGCTGAGAATGCGGTGGGTTTCGGCATCAAGTTCACGGGCGCCAACCCGACGGCAGGCAAAAAGATCACCGTGGCTTTGACCCTGGCGAGCGCCTGACATGCCCCGTGGCCGCAAGAAGCTGAGCGCCACGCCCGAAGCCTTGGCATCGGTGGAGCCTGAAAACGGCTCTGCCGATGTTGAGCGCGACGATGGCCGCATGCTGTCCGACTACCCCATGTGCGACCGCGCCAACGCCGACAAGATCGTCGGGCGCAAAGCGCTGGTGCAGCTCGGGCAGAGCTACGGCATGTTGGTGTGCCAAATGATGGCTATGAGCCTTGACCGGTTGCGTCAGCAGATCAAGTACGCCCAGACCAACAAGGCCACGGAAGACTGGCAGGAACTCCAAGAAAGCGCAGTGTGAACATTGATGCACTCTATCCGTATGTGCTGCCCAACGTCATGGGATGCCCAATCCCAGTCATGGAGCATCACGTTCGGCTCTCGGCCATCGACTTCTGCAACAAGACGAGGTGGCATGAGGATGAGTGCATTGCTGTGAACATTGGTCTTGGCCGGGTTTTGCTGCAACCCGACGCAGGACTTGAAATCGCCAACATCTCCAAGGTCTATGTGGATGGCCTGGAGGTGCACAACAAAACCAAGCAATCGGGCTTGGCACTTCTGAGCGCAGGAAGCCTGGAGCGCTTTTACTGCGTGATCGGTGACGGTGAGATCGCCGTCAACCCTGAGCCCGCCAGTGGGGTGCCGGTTCGCGTAGTGGTCACGCTGCGCCCGACGATGGACGCCACCACCATCAGCGACCAGCTCAACGAGTGGCGCGACGGCATTGCCAGCGGCGCGGTGGCGCGGATTGCCGCACTACCCGGGCAGGCTTTCACCAGCGCCGACATGAGCGGGTATCACCGGGCTCGGTTTGACGAGGCCGTGAAGACCGCCAAGGTGAAGAAGTACATGGGCAGCAGCGAGGCGCCGCAAAAGCGCTTTGCTGATGTTTTTTGATCGGAGCGCACATTGAGCACGGTAGCAGTCACATGCAGCGCGATTGATCAGGGTGGCAATCCCATTGCGGGTGCCGTCTATGTGGCGATCTTGCAGGGCACAGCCCAAAACGGCGGCTTTGTTGCACCCGAGCCCGTCACGGCAACAGCAAATGCCAACGGCGTGGCCGTGCTCAACCTTTGGCCCAATGAGGCCGGGCTAGTCGATTCGAGCTATCGCATCACCGCATGGAACCCAGACACCCGCAAGCGGTTCATTGATCAACTGGTCAAGGTGCCCAATCGCAATGTCACGCTCAACGAAATCTTGATCGTTGACCCGGGCGTCAGCATCACACCATCGCTGGCCACGCAAGCCGCACAAAGCGCAGCGTCAGCAGCGGCGTCAGCAGCGGCGTCAGCCACCAGCGCGCAGAGCAGTTCTCAGCAGGCGCAAACCAAGGCCACCGAGGCGACTGAATCTCAGTCTGCGGCATCTGCGTCTGCGACATTGGCCAGCAGCGGCGCTACCGTGGCAAGCCAAAAGGCCGCCGAGGCAGCAACGAGCGCGAGTCAGGCGCTGGCGTCAGCCGCCGCCGCCAGTTCAAGCGCAACAAGTTCAGTCGCCAAGGCGTCCGAGGCTCAGGCGTCAGCGGAAGCGGCGGCTACGGCAGCAAGCTCGGCAGCTGGCAGCGCAACGCAGGCCCAGACAAGTGCCACAACTGCGGAGCAGGAAAGGCAAGGCGCAGCAGCAAGCGCGGCACAAGCTCAGACCAGCGCCACGGCGGCAGCGGCAAGCGCAGGCAATGCCGCTGCATCGGCAGCCAGCGCCGCAACAAAAGCCACCGAGGCAGCGCAAAGCGCGGTCAATGCCGCCAATGCGTCTCGCCTGACTGTTGGCACAGTGTCGACCGGTACCGCAGGGTCGCAGGCTGTGGCGACCATCACTGGCGAGGCTGGAGCGCAGCAGCTCAACTTGACGATTCCTGCCGGACAGCAGGGCTTACCCGGCACTGGTGGCGGCGGGGTTGATGTTCAGGTGTTCACCACGCCGGGGACATCGACCTGGATCAAACCTCAGGGCGCCAAGATGGTTGAGGTCATCATGGTGGGCGGCGGAGGTGGCGGCGGGTCTGGGTGCCGTGGTGCCAGCGGAACGTACCGCAGCGGCGGTTGCGGTGGCGCAGGCGGTGCAACCGCGGTGTTCGCCGTCTCTGCCGATGCCCTGTCCACAACTGAATCAGTCACGGTAGGGGCCGGTGGCGCAGGTGGCAGCCCAACTACCGTGAATTCAGCTGCTGGATCGCCAGGGGCGAATGGTGCGGATTCTGTCTTTGCTGGGTATCGCGCCCAGGGCGGCCCCAACGGCGGCGGCGGCCAAATCGGCGACAGCTCACCCGGTGGCGCGAGCCCCATGGGATTCCCAGCAGCATCGGGATACAACGGTGGGCTTGGCGCCGGCTGCAACATCACGGGCGTGGCACTTGATGCTCCTGTCACGCCGGGCAGCGCGGCCGGAGGTGGCGGCGGCGGCCTAAGCAACGCCCAAGCTGTCAACCCTGGTGGCGCAGGTGGCCCCGCCGGATATCCTGCAGCATCGGGTCTACCGGTGTTGGCAGGTGGTGTCAGAGGGGTAGTCGGTGCCGGCGGCGGTGCTGGCCAATCAAGGCCACTGTGGGCACAGGGCGGCGGCTCGGGAGGTGGCGGTGGCGGATCGGGCACAGCCCCTGGAACCGGGATCTTTGGTAATGGCGGCCCTGGCGGGGCTGGAGGTTGGCCAGGTGGTGGTGGCGGTGGTGGCGGGGCCACTCAAAACGGCGCTGGCACTAGTGGTGCTGGTGGAAAAGGCGGAGATGGCCTTGTTGTCGTGATCACTTATTTGTGAGGTCTCATGCTCAAGCCATACCTTTTGAATCCTGACGGCAGCTACCCCAATGGCATGAATGCCGAAAAAGCGGCCATTCTGGGCTTGACCCCAGTCATGCCAACACCTCGACCAGAGCATCAGGCCGGCATGACATTGACCGAGGGTGAGCCAACACTCGGCCCGGATGGCGTCATGGTGCAGACCTGGGTGCAGACGGCAATCCAGGGCATCGACAACCGATCGGATGCGGTGAGCATTTGGAAGCTCATCAGAGACAAGCGCTTTGAGGTGTCGTGCGGCGGCGTCTTGGTGTCTGGCCACTGGTACCACACCGACACCATCAGCAAGGTGCAACACCTGGGCAACAAGGACACGGCGCGGGACATGCTCGACGCAGGGGCCCAACCCACCGACGCGCTGCTTGACCCGGTGACCGGCAACCCCATCGTCTGGAAAACCATGGGAGGCGCGTTTGTGCCCATGACGATTCAGATTGCGCTCGACGTGGCCAGGGCCGCGAAGGCGTTGGAACTCGCTGCCTTTGCGGCGGCAGAGGCGCACCGGGCCGCACTTCAACAAGCTGCCGACCCGGCGAGCTACGACTTTTCTGGCGGCTGGCCCGCCATCTACCAAGGAGATTGAGATATGGCTTACCCCATGCAAGGCCGCACCGCCGACGGCGAATCAGTGTTCGTGCAGGTTGACGCCCAAGGGCGAATTGTCGTCACGGGAATCGGCGGCGGAGGTGGCGGGGGTGATGGCGCCGACCGCGAACTTGTCGTCAGCACCTACCGATGCAAGGCCGCATTTACAGGCGCGTCTGTGGGCGACACGATCACCGCCACGCAGATCATTGACGTGACGGGCACACCGACACACGTCTCGACCATCTGGCGCAACCAGACTACCGCTGCGAATTTGGCAGAAGCCCCCAGCGCTGCAAACCTTGAGTTGACAGGCTCCAATGCACTGACCGACGCGCAATTGCGAGCTGCTGCTGTGCCAACCAACCCCAATGTCACTCGTGGCAGCGGGGTCGTGGATTCTGGAACCCAGCGCGTCACTTTGGCCACAGACGGCCCCGGCGTAGCCGCCCTGGGCACGCCCGCTGACGCGGCGGCTGCGGCTGACGGAACGGGCAACTACTCGATCATCGGCGGCATCAAGCGCGGGCTACTCAATTGGGCTACCCTGCTGGCCCGCATCCCGGCGCTGGTGTCTGGTCGCATCCCTGTTGATGGGTCTGGGGTGACGCAACCAATGTCGGTGACGTCGCTGCCACTGCCAACAGGGGCGGCGACAGATGGCACATTACAGGCCGTGCGTGAGCGCCTACCCGCAACGCAGATCACGCCGGGGTTGCTGTCTGTGGACACACTGGCAGCATTGGGCACTATGCGTGTGCAAAACACCACCGCAGCAGCAGCGTCCATTGTGCTTACACCCACTACGCGCAGAATTAGCGTCACTGCAACCCAGCCCTGTATTTTGTCCGTCAGTACTACAGCGACTGTGCCCGCAAGCGGTGCAACGCTCGCCAATGCTATCGCTATCCAAGCAGGTGAAACAAAGGATTTTGACGTTCTCGCCAGCACTACACTATCTGTAATCCGCCTTGGCACTACAGATGGCACTGTTTACGTCACGGAGTTGGTGTAATGCGCCAGCGTGCCACAAGACTGTTTTCCGTGTCAGCATCTCGCGCAAGTGCTCCTTATACGGGTATTTTGGACAATTTGACGGTCACGTCTGCCGGGGCGTATTCAACGCGCAGATTGACTGGGAGTTACACGGGATCGCTGCTGCGCGTTCGACGCTCAAGCGACAACTCAGAACAAGATATTGGCTATACCAGTGCAGGTGCTCTTAATACAGTTGCGCTACTGGCGTTTGTTGGCACGGCCAGCGGATTTGTTACGACGTGGTATGACCAAAGTATCGCAGCTAACCATGCGGTACAAACAGACCCAACTCGACAGCCGCGCATCGTCGATGCTGGTGTGCTGGATACAGTCAACGGTAGACCCGCTCCGCGATTTGACGGTGTGAACGATACATTGGTGGCTGGTAACACCTTGCTAACATCACAATACACTATCAACGGAGCCAAGTCGTTGTTTGGTGATGGCGGCGGTGCTCTTGGACGAATGGCTGGCTTTGGCACCGACGTTTCGTTACTGACGATTAGGATACGGAGCCAGTTTTTTGGTGCAACTGGGCTGGGCACTGCGAACGCATCGGGTATTGAAACTCGCATAACAACTGTCACTGGTGTAAGTGCTGGGCAAACCGATATTTGGCACAACGGCTCCAATGCAGCCACTGCTGCAGTAGGCCCACAAGTGGATTTCACAGGCCGAGCATTGCACATCGGCAACGTGCCCAATTTAGGACGTGGCCTAGCTGGCAATTTGCCTGAATTTACGGTTTTCTCTTCTTCGTTGAGTACCGAGAACCGCCAAACACTTGAGCGCAATCAGGGCGCGTATTACGGTATTACAGTTGCATAAGGATAGTTATGAAAATCATTCAATTTCGTTGCCCAATTGATCCGCCAGCATCACAGCTCAAGGCCTTGATGATTGAACAGGTCAACACATGGAGCCGACTCCAACGCTTGACCACCGATCCCGAGTACATCACCAAGCCATTCAGCTTGGAGCAGTGGCACGCCCACACCCAAGACCCGGCCTTGTATTGGGCCGACTGGGACGCGATCTACGCCGCGCTGGGCGACGACGGCCAAAAGATTGCCGATCAGATGCTGGGCAGTGGGCCACTGCAAGGCATCCTGCGGATGGCGCCACTGGTGGCGCAGATGCCGGATGTCAAGATTCAGATCGTAGATGTCGCCGACCCTCTGGCGGCGGGCTATGTGGAGGCCGACGATGCTGCTGGCTCTGCGTAAAACCGCGCCGCGCAATGCGGGCTTGTGGCAGCGCTTTGCCTGCTGGGTGATCAAGGTTCGCTTGGTGAGCCAGTATTGCCATGGCGGCATCGTGATTGATGGGGCGCTGTACCACTCGACATCAAGCAAGGGGCTGCACCGAATTGCAGCGGGCGATTGGGATGTGGAGCGCTGGGACTTGATCGACGTGGAGGCCGACGAGGGCGCGGCCTTGGCGGCATTTGAGAAACACCAGCATGCCGCCTATGACTGGTTCTCGCTTCTGGCGTTTGCTGGGTTGCCGGCGCGCGACAGCGAGCGGTTTTATTGCTTCGAGTGGTGCTGGCTGGCCATGACGGGCGAGGCTGCGCGCAAGCGTGTCACGCCTGAAATGCTGATTACCACGTCGCTCGACGACCGGATCACGCGTTTTTTCAGGCCCGCATCTGCCTGAGATCGTCGCCATGGCTTGACTCCGATGCGAAGTGTTCCACCATTTCGCGCAAGGAGTTACCCGCATGGCGATTTTGGCGCGATCACTGATAGAGGCTGCAGCGCGAGAGCTGGAGGACCTGGCTTTTCTGCGCTGGCGCGTCAACGCATTGGCGCAGTACGTGAACGACGCTTTGCGCGATGCCGTCACCCGCCGCCCCGATCTGTTTCACACCAAGGAAGTGCTGACGCTGGCCCAGGGCGTCGCTCAATCGCTGGGCTCGACCGGCATCAAGCTGGTGTCGGTGAACAAATCCATTGCTAGCAATCGCCCGGTGACGCTGGCGCCCGGCGCTCTGCTCGACGCCCAAGACCCGACTTGGCGCAGCAAGACGCCCACAACATCGGTGCTGCACTACATCTGGGACGCCCGATCCCCCGCCGAGTTTGACGTGTACCCGCCAGCGGCCAGCGGTGCGCAAGTGGAGGCCGAGTACATCGCAGCCCCGCCATCCATCACGCTGACAACGGGCATGGGCATCAATGATGTGACCCTGAGCATTGATCTGCCCGCCCACATTGAATCTGCGCTGACGGCCTTTGTGCTGCACCGCGCCTACTCCCAGCGCAACGAGCTGGCAGACCCCAACAAAGCCGCCGCACACCTTCAGCGCTACACCGAGCTGATGGGCACCGATGTGCAAGCCACTTTGGCTGTCGCCAATGGCCCAGCCAAAAACGAACCACAGAGCCAATGACCATGGACAAACAAATCATCACCGAACAGGTGGCCCAGCCGGTGGCCGCGAAAGTCGCCGCAGGGGCCAGCATTGGGGGCGGGCTCACCGCATTCGCGGGTGGCATGACCCTCAACGAAATGGCCATGGTCACCGGCATGGCGGTGGGTGTTGTTGGCCTGAT